TGGGCTTCGAGAAGAGTCATACCTATGAAACAAGCCATGGTATCTTTTGGTAATGTTAATGGAATGACTCCGAGTACTAGTCCAGGATTTCCATACAATAATCGTAGTGTTGAAAATTTAAAGAAGTTATATTACCAGGCGAAAGAAACAGGTGACCCTATGCTCATATCCAAATTCGAAGAACGAATTGCTACTGTAGTTCAAGAACATTTGGATAAATATGCGAAAAGAGTCCGGCCTTTCTTCATCTATACAGACTGTTTGAAAGATGAGACCAGAAGTAAAGTCAAAGTTCTTATGGGTAAAACTCGAATGTTTTCTGGAGCCCCTTGGATATTACAAATATTGATGCGGATGTACTTCGGTGCTTTTATTGATATGTACTTTGGGCTGAACACAAAAATAGGTTCTGCTTTGGGAGCTAATCCTTATTCTAGTGATTGGGATGCGCTCGCTAGGTATCTCCAAAAGCATAATGACGGGGAACCAAGCGTGGGTGCTGGAGATTATACTCATTACGATGGACATCAAAAAGTTTCAATGCATATGGCTGTTCTCTGGATAATTCTTCAATGGTATGGTCCTGAAGAAGAAGAAGACAATCAAATAAGAGTTATGCTTTTTGCAGAGATTGTAAATTCCCGACATGTATTCGACGAGGAGATTTTTGAGTGGTTCAACTCTCTCCCTAGTGGATGTTCTCTTACTGCTTTGATAAACACTATTTATAATAATTTACAGATTAGAGTGTGTTGGCAAGAATGTGGTTATCCCGTATCACAATTTAATAATAATGTATATTTTGTGGGTCTGGGTGATGATCATTTATATAATGTTTCAAAAGACTATAGAGAATTGTTTAATGAATTAACTATGCCTTCATTGATGAAGAATTGTGGTATGACTTATACCAATGAGATGAAGGAAAAAGCTACAGTTTCATTTAGAAAACTTACTGAAGTAGAATTTCTTAAAAGAAGATTTAAATATTGTAAAATTTCATGTAGATGGACCGCCCCGCTTAGGGAAGAGTCCATGATGGGAATGTTAAACTGGACAAAGAAGGGTCTTCAAGGAGATACTATTACCTTAGATAATATTACTAACGCTTTGCGTGAATTTGCCTTACATGGTGAAGACAAGTATAATTTTTGGTATAAAGCACTTGATAATTTGAGATTATCTCATTTTGAAGGCATGACCCCCTCCAAGTGGCCTAGTTCA